ATAATTTGTTCATAAATTGTTTACACTTTGTTCAAGATTTATGCTACAAGGTATGATATTATAATCATGTCGAAAGGCAATAACAAAAACAGTGATTGAAGAAAGGTAAAAGGTGGAAGATATGAGAATAAATGTTCGAAAAATAATTGACATGTGGAACAAGAAGAATTATAGTAGTGACGAAAGGTGTAAAGACTTTAGAGCGATACTTAAATATTACGACAGAATAATTAATTATACAGACTTAGGAATATTAACAATAAACATACATACAACAGTGTCTGTTGAATGTGAAGATATTCTACAAGATATGAGAGAGGTATTTGGATGAATACAATAGCATTTATATTAATAGTAGTGATATTATTTATATATAGAAGAATTGAAGAAATTTCTAAATAGCCGAAACGCTGGAACACACCAGCGTCATACGAGGACGGCAACCTTGTATCTGATGAGTGGAACGGATAACGTAATAGAACATATATGTAAACATGAGCCGTAAACCACACTGGCAAGCCAAGAAAATAGAAAGGAGTGATTAATATTAAACTAAAAAACATTGTTTCTATAACAACAGGAGCAATTGGAAGTCTATTAATTAACTTAATAGGCAAACCAACAGACGATTTAATTATATTAATAGTTTTAATGATTATTGATTTAATCGTCGGTTTTTTGATTTCTGCCATATGGCAGAAAAGTAGTAAAACAGACAGTGGTAAACTGTCCAGTTCAGTTATGTTTAAAGGAATTACTAAGAAATTCTTTACGCTGGTAATAGTTGTAATTGCTTTTCAATTAGACAAATTGCTTGTAATGAATGTAATTAGACATATAGTCATAATTTCATTTATAGTAGAAGAAATTCTTTCTATTACTGAAAACATAGCAATTACGGGTATTAAGATACCTAGAATAGTTACCAAGGCGTTAGACGTTTTGGAGAAAGAGGTGAAAGAAAATGGATTTTCCAATAGTGGCAAGTAGATACGACTATGTAAACGTGTTTGTAAATACAATAGCGCCAATTGTAGTTAATGAGTACATTGCAAGAAGACTAAAAGATAATAAAACACTTCTTCCTAGCGTTGTAATTGCAATGGCATGTCAGGAAAGTGGATATAATATTAATTCTAATTCACTTTTTGGAATTAAAGGTGAGGGATTTTATTCTCCAACGATAGAATATATTGACGGAGTAGAAACTAGTATAGTTGATAGTTTTAAAATGTACCCAACAGTAAGTGAGGCAGTTGTAGGACTGTATGATTTAATGCAGTGGGCGCATTATGACAGAGCAACAGAAGAAAGAAACAATCATCTACAAGCATTATATGTTCAGCAGTGCGGCTATGCAACCGACCCTAATTACGCAAGTTCAATTATTAGTATTATGAACGATTGGAATTTAAGCGTTTATGATGAATACGCTGATAATCGTTTAAATGATATTAAGCGTGCAGATTATGAAGATAACACAGCACCAGAAGAACCTAGGGAAGCTAATTCTTACACGGTACAGGCTGGCGATAATTTATGGCAGATAGTCGCACGCAGATATCAGCTTGACGATAATTCAGAAATTTACAGAAAAGAAAAAGAAATCGCTGAATTAAATAATATTGATAACCCTAATTTGATATATGCCGGTATGGTTATTAATTTTAATTAAGAAAGGAGTTAATAATGGTATTATCGAAAGAAGATTTTAAGAAGAAGATTGACACACTCGAGATTTCAGATGACAAGAAAATTGAACTTTTAGAAGATATTGAAGACTCTTGGACAGATGACGTTAATGAAGAGTATAAGGCAAGCTACGAAGCTGAAAAGAAAGACATGGAAGCAAGGATTGCAAGCCTTGAAGCAGAAGCAGCAGAACTTAAAGCTAAGTATAAAGAAAGATTTTTCAACACTGAAACTGTTGAGAATAAAGACGATATTTCAGAAGATATCGAAGAGAAAAAAATTATTGATGTAAAGGAGATTTAATATGCCAAGTAGAGCACCAAAAAAAAACAATGTGTTAGCAGTTAGCACAAATGCTGAATTATTAAGTTATATTATTAATCAGAACCCTATTTTATCAGCTGAGATTGAACTACCTGTTCAGGGAGAAAGCATAGCCCCGATAGGCAAATTGATTATGGATAATCAGCGCTATAGAAATGCTTTTATCAATACTGTTAATACTATCGGTTTAACAGTAATTAAGCGTAATCGCTGGGAAAATCCTTGGGATTTCACACTTAGAGGAACACTTAGCCGTGGACAGACAGTAAGAGAGATTATTCTCGATTTATGCAAAGTTCATAATTACAACAAGAATTTTGAAGACAAGACAGCATTTTTAACAACAGAAGTTCCAAATGTTATGCAGTACTTGCACAACATTAACTTTCAGGTGTACTATCAAACAACAACTTCTGATGAACAGCTGGCTATGGCATTTGAGACAGAGGGCGGTCTTTTATCATTTATTGAAGAAGCTGTTTCTATGCTTTGGGAAAGCAAGACATATGACGAGTATATTATTGACAAGTACCAGCTCTGCCGTAGAATTTTAGACGGTACAATGACATCTGTAGAAATTACAGATTATGAGACTAAGACAGCAAGAGAACGTGTGACTGATATGAAATCTATTTCTAATAAGATGACATTCAGAAGCCCTAATTACAACCCAGCTGCAATCAGACGTTCAACTTCATTTGATGATCAGATTTTCATTCTGAATACAGATTTTGAAGCTGACATGTCAACAGAAGTTCTCGCAACTTCTTTCTTTAGAGATGATGCAGATTTCAAGGCAAGAGCAGTTCTTGCGGACGGTTTTAATACACACGACACTGACAGATTAGTTCAGGTTCTTGGTGAGCAGTACGTGCCATTTACGTCTGAAGAAATTGCACAGCTTGCTAATATTCCAGCTGTTATTGTATCACGCGAGTGGTTTATGGACTACTACTATGGAATGGATACAACAAGTGTAGGAAAGACAACAGAGTTTTATAATCCTACTACATTAGAGAATAACCACTTTTTACACATTTGGGGAATTAAGTCCACCAGTCCATTTGAAAACGCTGTTGTTTTTACAGCTGGAGTAGCGCCATCTGTTACAGGTGTATCAGTATCACCTAATGAAAGTAGTTTATCAGCCGGACTTTCTCTGCAGTTATCAGCAACAGTAGCGACAACAGGTTTTGCTAATAAAGCTGTTACATGGTCTATTACTAAGGGAGCACAGGAAGGAAAGGCAACTATTAATGAGAATGGTCTTTTAAATATTGCTTCTGACTATGTTATAGGCGAAGAAGTGCCACAGATAGAAGTTGCAGCAACTTCTATTTACGATAACACTAAGACAGGAACAGCAAGCGTTAAAGTTCTTTAAATGTTTCACGTGAAACATAATATTAAGGCAGTATAAATATACTGCCTTTTTTTAAAAAATGAAAGGAGTAAAAATGGCAAAAACACGCATAAATACACAGCTTTCTAATCTTGCCACATTGAACATGCACCGTCGAGAGATGTTCAATTTGACACAGAACCGGATACAGTACACTGGGCTATCTAAGTATATAGATATCGCATATGTCAACAAAGTTCTTTTTCGTAATGGAGTTGTCGCTAGCTTTGTAGATGAAATACTAGGACATTTAATATTGCCATTTCAGAACATTGGAACGCTTGACTTGTATGGTAGACCAACGTCAATACAATGTTACGGAATGAACGGCTATAGATCTAAAATTCTAAAACCAGGTGAATATGTTCTATTATATGACACGAACGGCAGATATCCGCTCATCTACGATATAGAACAGTATGCACAACGGATAGCCTTGGCAGATAGAACAATGGATATTAATATTGGACAGCAGAAAACACCAAGATTGTTTAAAACGTCTAATGAGAATAAAATGACTGTACAGAATATTATTAATAATGTAGACGCTTGCGAAAACACAGTACTTACATTTGACGGAAATTACATGGGTAATTTTGAGAGTGTTCTCGCCCCAGCCCCGTATGTTACTGATAAGATAATGGAATATAAGAAGCAGATATATAGTGAGTTCCTTAATCATATCGGGATATGCAATTTGAACATACAAAAAAAGGAGCGTTTGATTACAGATGAAGTCTCTTTCTCACAAGGCGGCACTATTGCGGGAAGATATGCAACAGCAGAACCTCGAATAAAATGGAAAGAAGAACTTGACGAAAAGTTTAATATTAAAGTAAATTTTAGCTTTTATGACGGCTTACCAGTTAATCTACAGTATGAAGAAAGGAGTTCTGAAGATGATTTATCCGATATTACAACAGGGGAATAATTTGCCGCCCACGTTATATAGTATAATGCAATCGTTAGTTAATTATGACACTGACGAACCAAGCAAGATTAAGGACATGTGGCAGAAAGCAAGAAAATATATTTTCAATTTTGATTATGTTCTAACAAATAATGTTTCACGTGAAACGTTCGAACATAATATATTAAATCATTATCTCATGCGCCGTATCAATTATGATACTGTCACACTTTTTCAGATTATGCTTGAAAATAAACTAGCTGAAATACTTCCGAAATATAATATGCTGTGGGATAGTTTAGACGGCTGGGATATCTTTAAAAGTGGTACAACAACAAGAGAATATACAGATAATACAACGACTTCTAATACTGGCAATAATATTGTTAATGGTTCTATTACTGGTGAGAATACAGGAACAACAAAAACAATTAATAATACAGGATATTCAGACACACCTCAAAGCAATATTAACGATATTGATAGTAACGAGTATTTGACAGAATATACTCACAATGTAGCAGATAACACAATAACTAACAACACAAGCACAACAACAACAAATACAACTAGTAATATAGACAGTGGCAAGAGTAACAAAACAATTAAAGAAGTAGTCACACGAACAGCAGATAACGAGATGGATTTACTTATTAAGTTTCAGGCAGAATATAATAACATCTGGACAATGCTATATAATGATTTAGATTGCTTGTTCTATGGTTTAGTATAAGAAAGAGAGGTTTAACAATGGCAGATATTAATGTAAATAACAACTACACAGATATGAAAAATCTAACTCCGTTTAAATTATGCGTTTTACAGAATTTTCCTTTTATCGAGGCGGATTTTGACGCAGTAACTAATTACCAGCTTCTTTGTAAGGTTGTCGAATATCTTAATAAGGTTATAGATAACAACAACAAGCAGAATGATAATATTACACAGTTAGAACAGAATTTTATTACATTATACAACTATGTAAAAGATTATTTTGATAATCTTGATTTACAGAATGTTATTAATAATAAAATTGATGAACTAATTACAACAGGAGAGTTTAATAGTTTTCTTTCAGGAATATATACGCCTGAAATGTTCGGAGCAAAAGGTGACGGAGTGACAGATGATACAGATGCGATCCAGAAAGCCTTGGCATTTAATAATGTTAATATATCTAAGAACTACCTTATTACAGAAAATCTTGTTTTACACTCTAATTTAAAAGTTTTTGGCGGCGGTACTATAACTAAAAAATCAGAATTTAATGATAGTTATTTAAATCATTCAATTTTTTCTTGCACTAATTCTAATAATATAGATATTAATAATATCGTTTTAATATCTAATTCATTGGCTATTAGTGTACATGGTTGTTCAAATGTTAATATCACTAATTTAATTATTAATAGTGAAAAATATTCAATTTTAATAAGTGATAGTGAAAAAAACGAAAGTAATGGTATTACTATCTCTAATATAAAATTAGAAAATGATGTAACTATTATTTCAAGTGATGGAATACACATAGACGGCGGTTGTTCTAACATATATGTAACTAATGTATCAGGAACTACAGGTGATGATTTTATAGCGTTAAACGCTATAGAGGGTATTAGAAAAACTATAAAGAATATCATAATTGATAATATTAAATGTTCTGGTTATGCTGGTGTTCGTCTATACGGACAGTTAAATTGTGTTATAGAAAATGTTAGTATTAATAATTCATATATTAATAGCGATAATGGAATCAGATTAACTAATATAGTAGGCTTTACAGAAATAAATTTTAATGCCCCAACGTTTAAGAACATTGTATTTAGTAATTGTATTGTAGATAGTTCGATAAGAAATGTTTTTCTTTCTTATATTAACGGTTCTGTTACTTTTAATAAATGTACTTTTGTTACATCAGTAAACCCTAATGTCGGTCTTTTTAACTCTTCTATTAATTCATCATTAATATTTGATAGTTGCGTTTTTAATACTAATAGTACATCTTTTATACAAGACTGTGTTGTTGGAACACCACCAGAAAATTGTAACACATACATTAATATAACAATTAATAGTTGCGATATTAAAAAAACCTTATTATGTTTTGGAACTAATAAAAAAACTATTAATATTAACAATTGTGACATAGACACATATTTAATATCACGAAATAATCCCGATGTGATAGATTTAAGTATTAAAGACTGTCGTATTAATATAATACCTTTTAGCGGAGCAAGTAAAGGTATTTATACTATTAAAGACAGTATTTTAAATGCAGAATATCTACTTAATAACATTGAAAATAGTCATGATACCGTTTTAGATATTAGTAATATTATCGTTAATAATAATAAAAAAAATACATTTTGTTTATTTGAAAAGGGTATATCTGAAAACATTATTAGAAGTATGGAGGGTTCATATCAGCTTAGTACTACACAGCAGAATGAGGGAATTTTATTTAAAAGATATGATAGAAATGGATTTGCTGGTTTCTTTGTATATAAAAACGGAACTTGGGTAGAAGTATAAATTAAAAATGAACTCAGTTCAGAATTTTTGATCTGAGTTCATTTTTTAATTAATATGTTCCTATAGTATCATGTGAATGATACAATGTAACTCCTTTTCTAAAAACTCCGTTTATAATATTCATGTCTGCTGCAGGAACGTCACCGAAGCCAATAACACTATCAGACGATATCTTAACATAATTGTTAGTTCTTCCATAAAAATTAGCTTCTTTTAATTTGTTAGTCGCATATCCGTACTTATCAAAGAAATCGTCTATTATTTTAGCATATTCTCTTCTAATAGACATAACCTGTATAATAAAACCGAACGAACCCTCTGCAATAGCAAGACCATTTCCACTCTGTGAACCATGAACCTTGCTACTCTGATTTCTTGCTATTGCTACATCATTTGCGACAGAAACAACACTTTCACCCAAACCGATAGTACCACTCGCAATCATTGCGGCATTGCCAGTGCTGCCGCCAGCTACAATCTGTCCTATATTTCCAACTGTTTTTACAGCAAAACCTAGCCCCTCCGATACTTTACTATTAGCAAGCCATTGTTTATATGCGTCACCTGTCCATGCCACTTCTATATCTGTATTAATAAAGACTGCCTTTGTGTAATCATCTTCCACACCACCATAGTTTCTAGGATATGCTTTAAACTGACTTGTAGGGAATAATGTGCCTTTTAATATTATTGCTCCATCGTTAAATAATTCAAAGTGCAGATCGATTGTATCTCCGTCTGTTGTCGATATTCTTAAATATTTATAAGGAAATGTTAATAATTTATTGTTTCTTGGTGTATATCCGTCAACGTCTGTATTACTAGGTACTTCCATACTTCCACTCCATGCACTAGTAGCCGTTATTGCGTCTCCTAATAATTTAGGATACTGAAACATTCTAACAATCCTATTCTCTACACCATTTTCAATGTAGGGCTTTACTAATGCCATTATAGAAGAAGTGTCTGTACATGGGATACCCATAACAGCGTGTAAACCACTAACAACACCGTTGTAAACCGATATGTCTGAATACGTTGGACTAGATTTATCACTTCCACCAGTTACCAGCATTCCCCAGTACATTGTACTATTAGCAGTGTCACCCAGTTTAAATATACCGGTATTAGTGCATACATAATCAGCCCCCAGCTGAACAGGTTCTGGCTGTGTATTATTTCCTATAGTATCATCTTCTGTATGTTCTCTTTCTACCAAACATGTTGTTCTTTCCCAGTTATCCCACCAAGTACTAAAGTAGTCTATTGTATATTCTATCTCTGTACATCTGTCACTTTTGTATATAACATTATCAACCCATGCGAAAAACCACTTATTATCATAGTTGGGATTTTGAAACGCCATGTAATTAGAATTTAAGCATTGACTATAAGTAAAAGGTGTACTAATTCTTCCAGTGCTTCTTATAAAAGAGAAGTCGCTAGCACTTGTAATATAATGTGCGTCACTTCTTAACACTTCCAGTAATTCATCTGATGATAAAGTTAAACAATTATTATATGACTTATCTAATTTAATTCCTTTGCTTAAAATAATATTACTATTTTTCATATTAATTCTCCTTATTCATATACTTAATATCGTATGCGTCTATTACAATATTTCTTGCAATATAAAACTCTTGCTCTTTATTAATCTTGTCTATCACTTCATTTCTAACACATAAATCATTCATTAAATCTTTTATTAATTTCCATTCATAAGATTTCAATAATAATCATCTCCTTATAGTAAAATCAATGCACTGTTTAAAATCAGTACCACACAAATCAGTAGAATAAAATATATTACTTTCATTAAAAGATTTCATTATTAAATCTCTAATTTTAGCGTCAATTCTGAAATCCATATTATATATATCTTTAGAATACAATGGATTTTCTGATATTACACCAAACACAAGTGTATTTTTTTTAATAGGTGTATGTTTAGGGCATATAAACCATACTAATTCATCTTTTTTAGTATATAGTGTTCCTAAGAACATGAAAGACTGGTACTGAAATACTACTCTTATAATAGGTTTATATGTCTTAATACTGGTACTTAAATGCGGCTGTGGTGTACTCATCCAGGAGCCGCCGCTAATCATACTCTCACTACTGCCAATGGCAAAAGATTTTTGATTTGTTTGCCGGCAGTACTCTATAGCCAATTTAATCGTATTATTTGAATTGACTATGTTTTTAGTGATAATATCACCTTGCCGCATTTTTTGTATTGTGGTTTGTAAATCCCACGCTGGAAGATAAGGGCATACCCTTGATATTGTATTACCTACCAACCACAGCTTAACCACTCCACGCTTTCTGTCCACTGTATCATAGAATATCATTAACTTTTCCGGCTCTCTTGCTATATACATAGTACGGCTCATAAACTCTTCAAAAATGATATTATCAACGTCTAAGAAAGAAACAGATGAATAATTCTGCTCTTGCGATAATGCAATTGCATAGCCTATTTTATCGCCTTTAATTGTCTTGAACTTTTCATTGTCAAATCTAGCAAAGTATATACCGCCCCTCCAATATGTTATACAATTATACACTCCTCCAGTTAGTTTCTCTACGTCTACGTCATTAAAATATTGCTCAATTTTATCAGACTTAATTTCATCTTTCCAGCGTCTTAATAATATAAATTTCTTTTCAGTTTTTAAATAATGCTCTACCGCTTTTTTATGCTTAACCTGATAAGACTTTCCACCACTTTTCTCTCCTATTATTAGATTAAATAGCGCATTTTTTTTGTCGATATTGTCAATGTTATAATGTATATTATCCTGTTTAATATTAATCACTCCTTTCA